CGCGTGACCGACGTCGTGCCCCGCCTCAAGCCTGACCCGGTCGCGTGTCCCTGCGGCTGCGGCGTCGAAGGCCAGCCACGCGTGAAGGCATGGCGCGACGGTCTCCACCACGCGCGCACGTGCAAGTGCCGACGCTGCCTCGCGCCCAACTACCGACGTGCAGCGGCGAAGCGCGAACGGGCCATCGCCCGCGACACCGGCGGCGAGCGCCAGGCGCTCTCAGGTGCGCTCAACGGCGCCGACGTCGCCGGGCCGTTGGTGGACGTCGAGGAGACATCGAACGCGTCGGTCGTGCGCGGCATCCGTCGTTGGTGGGATTCCAAGACGGTGGCGCACAAGGTCGGTCGGTTGATGGCCCGCAGCAACGGTGTGCCGAAGGCGCTGGTGTTGACCTGGGACCGACGTCGTCGCGTCGTCGTGATGAGGTACGAGGACTTCGCGACCTTGTGCAAGCAACGGTTGGAGGAAAGCGCATGAGCAAGCCCCGCGCCCCTCGCTCCGACTTCACGTTGACGCATCATCGCCTCAAGGACTTCCTGTACCACGGTCGCCGCATTCACGCGCGGTGCAGCTGCGATTGGCGCGATGCGCAGGGCCAGGACAGCGCGTACGAGGCGCGTCTGGTGTGGCAGGAACACCGTGAAGCCGTCGGAGCCACACGATGAGCGGAACTGGCGAAAGTGTCGCTCCCCGCTACACGCTCTCAACCTCATCGTGGGGCATCTGGGAGGACGTGAGGGCCGAGCGGATTCGCGCTCACCGCAAGCACGGCGACACGTCGATGGAGTCCTCATCGCCGCTCGACCCCACTGGCCGCCGCTTCCGCATCCTGACCGAAGAACTGGGCGAGGTCGCGCAGGAGTTCAACGACGCCGAGCACGACCGGCGTGCCGTTGACCTCGCTCTGCTCCACAAAGAGTTGATCCAGGTCGCCGCTATGGCCGGGGCGTGGGCTGACGCCTGCGCGCTACACATCGCCGGTTCGGAGACGCAGCCATGAGGACCGTTCCCGGATGGATCATCGAGAACGACAGCCAGTGGCGACCGACCGAGGTGTTCGTGCCCGTGCTCGTCGGCATCGGCCCCGTGTGGGACTACCCGCGCCAGCGCGGCGGCTGGTTCGCGCGACTGCTCGCCGATCTCCCCGACTTCGATTCGTGTGAGCCGATGGACCTCGATTTCGCATCGTGCTCGCACGTTCACGACACCGAGGCCGACGCGTGGTCGTGCGCCGAGGGGCTGGTACGAGAACTGACGGCGGCGCTCGTCAGCCGTCGCGCAATCGCCGGGGGCACCGATGAGTGACCTCATCGGCAGGCTGCTTGCCAACTCGGTTGCGTTCGGCCAGGTGTCGAAGGACGGCAAGGAGCACGCACTGCGCCCGCATTGGGCCGACGACTCGGTGTGGGCGACCGTCTGCAACCCGCGCAGGTACTACCCGATGGTGTCGATGTTCTCCGTCGATGCGGAGCCGAGCGGCGGGTACCGCGGTCCTTGCATCCAACCATCCTGCAACCGCGCTCGCGAGGCGTGGCTCAAGGTACACATCGCCGGGCGGAACGGTGGCTGAGCCGTGCGTGGGATGCGGAGTGACCAGCGATCCTCACCTGGCGACATGCCCAGGCGTGCCGATCTTCTGCCCGTTGTGGATGACCTTCGGCAACCCGGACGGATGGTCGATCGACGGGAAGATCGGGGGGCAGCCGTGAAAGTCATCCGACGAAGGTCGTCCACTGGTAACGGCTGGTGCATCACCGTTGTTCATACCGATGAGGAACTCCGCGTACGACAGGCCGCGCGGAGGGCATATGTCGAGGCCAGCCGCGCTCAGCCCTCGTTTACCGCCGGTCAACGACGCGTCCTGTTTGGTAAGCGTCGGAAATCCGAGGATCGCGCATCCGGCCGGGCGGGCGGTGGGTCATGAGCGAGAAGCGCGACGACGCTCACCTTCGGTTCCTGACCAGCACGGCGCTGACTCTGCTGCTCATGTGGGGTGCTTCGCTCGTCACGTACCTTGACGACTCCGCCGCGGGTCCCATGATCCTCGGCATCGGCACGGCTATCACTCTCTTGGCCGCGTTCGTGGAACAGCGAAGCCTTCATCGCGCGCCCGCCGAAGGCACCAATGGGTGAGTTCCAGAGTGAGGTCGAGCGCGAGCGGTTCGTCCGTCGCGTCGGGCACTACATCGAGGGCTACATCGACGACGAGTTCGAGGATGCGGAACGAGCCTTCCTTGACGCCTCGGTGGCGGTGTGGCGCGAGATCGACGCTGCGATGGAGCGCGGGCCGTACCAGGGGATAGAAGTGACCGAGCGCGGCGTCGAGTTGCGGCGGATCGAACGCGACGCTTGGGAACGGTACAAGCGCGCAATCGCCGGGAGTGAAACGTGAACTGGCGTGAGCTCGCCGCGTGCCGTAACGCGGACCCCGACGTCTTCTTCGAGCCGCACAGCCAGAAGATGGAACGCGCCGCGAAAGCCCTGTGCGCGTCCTGTGATGTACGTGGGGACTGCCTGGAAGCCGGCATGGGTGAAGCGCATGGCATTTGGGGTGGCCTGACCTCGTACGAACGCGACCGACAGCGACGTGGTCTTCCGTTGAATGTCACGAACCCGCCGCCGAAGTACGCGCGGCGTAACGGCTGGTTCCACCGACTGTCACCGCTGCTCGAGCAGCCCGACGAATGGGTGTGCGTCCAGGAGCTGTCAACCAGCGAGCATGCGCAACGTCTAGCAAGCGACCTGCGTCACCGCGTGCTCCATTGCCCGCCGGGACGGTGGGAGTTCCGCACCGGCACGACACGGCACCCGTTCTTCCCATACACCGTGTTCGCCCGCTATCTCGGTCCCGATACCCAGACAAATACTTGGGTCTGTTCCCCTGTTGATGCACAGTGCGCGTCAGCCAAGGTGGTCGCATGAGCGTTCAAGCCATGTCGTGGGTGCTCGAGCACAGCCGCTCCGAAGGCAAGACGCGATGCGTTCTCATCTCGATTGCCAACCATGTCGGCCCGGACGGCGAAGGATGGGTGTACGTCGACCAAGTGCTGAAAGAAGCACGCTGCACCGAGGACACATACCACCGCGCGGTCCGCTGGGCGATCGACAACGGAGAGCTCTCACGACAGCTCAACAAGGGTGGCTCACTGAAGGCTGCTGGCAATCGTCGGCCCAACTCGTTCCGGCTGCATTTGACCCCCGCAGAATCAGACCCCCAAGAAAACAGCACCCCTAGTTCTGCGGACCCCTGTACCCGCAAGATGCATACCCCTGAGGCCGTTAGACCCCCTAAGGATGCCTACCCTGAGCCGTTAAAACAACTGGAGCCGTCTAAGGAGCCGTCAATTTCGCTCGCCGTGCCGGCGTCGAAGGTTGGCACCGACGACGATCCTGACTTCGTTGCGTTCTGGAACGCCTACCCGCGCAAGGTCGGGAAAGGCCAAGCACGCGACCGGTGGCGAGCCGCGGTCAAGCTCGCACCTGCGGCTGCCATCGTTGCGGCGGCTGGCACCTACTCGGCGTCGCGGTCCGGCAAGGACTCCACGTTCACCGCGCACCCGGCGACGTGGCTGAAGGGTGAACGTTGGCTCGACGAACCACCGCCCGCCGACGTCCCCGAGGGTTGGAACGCCATCGAGAGCTGGTTGAGGAGCACCGGGTGACTCGGGAAGGCGTCGCCCGTGTGTTCGCCATGCTCACCGCCGCGTACCCGACGTGGCGTGTCACCGAGGCCAGCGTCGCGGTGTGGGCCGACAAGCTCAAGGACTTCGACGACGCCGACATCGACGCCGCCGCTGACGCCTGGGTGGTGAGCTCGTCAAAGGCGCCGGCCATCGCCGACATCATCGAACTCGCGCGCCACGAAGCTCGACGTCGGCACGAAGAAGCCGCCGGCAGCCGTGGTCTGCCGGAGCCTGCGAACACCGCTCAGCAGCAGCAGATTCGCAAGCTCATGGCGGTCACCCGCGGCATGTGGCAGGAACGCGACCGCCGCCAGCACTGGCACGGCGGCCCTGAACCCTGTTGGTGCGGCGGCATCAATCCCCGAGTGAAGCGCCACCTCGAGGACAGGCCATGAACGAGACCGACCAGCAAGCGATCATCGAAGCGCTCGACGCCACATGGACACCGTCTCGTCGCGACTACGACGACGACGAGCGACTCACTATCGCCGCGCTGCTGTCCATCTCGTCGTCGCTCAACTCGATCGCCACCACGCTCGCACTCACGGCACTGAGCCAGCCCCCCGAGCACGAGGTCAGGTCATGACCGCCAAGCTGGACCGCACGACCAACCACCGTCTCGGCCCCGGCCGACCGTGCACCGTCTGCGAACACCCCGACCGTGAGGCCATCGACAACGACCTTCTCTGCGGTCGGAGATACCGAACCATTGCGAACCGCTATGGCATCGCGTCCCACGTCAACGTCATCAGGCACGCCCAGAACCACCTACAAGGCCCTCCGATCCCCGTCAGCAAGGTCGACCCCACCGACCCCGAGCGGATCAAGGCGACGCTCCTGGCGCTCGAAACCAGGCTGCACGAGTGGCTCGACGCCTTCGAAGCAGCGAAGGACCCGAAGCTCTCCCTCGCTGCCGCGCGCGAGATCCGCAAGGTGCTGGAGCTCTCGGCGCGGCTCGGCGGCCAACTGAACCTGACCATCGAGCATCTCGACGACCAGACCGCCGCGCTGGTCGGCCAGGCGATCGCTCGGGCGATGAGCGACACGTTCGCGCTCCTGCGCTCAGGTGAAGCGGTCGACGAGGTGGAGAAGCGGCAGGCGGCACTCATCAGCAACGCACTCGAAGTCACAGCAACGGAGGTCGCCTAGATGGCCATGGACTTCAACGTCTGGTACCCGGAGGAGCAGGCGATGACGCTGGACCAGTACCGCCGGTCCGAACGCAAGTCGTCGCGGCAGGTCACCCCGCGTCGCGCCCAACGCAACGGCGAACGCCGCGCGTAGATGACCAGCCCCGCGACGATCCTGCGCCGCGCCGCCGCCCAGGCGCGCGAGCAGGCAGCGGTGTCGTCGTGGCGCGACTCGGCCCGCGCTGAGCAGATCGCGCCGGAAGGACCGTGGCGGGTCTGGTACGTGCGCGGTGGTCGCGGGGGCGGCAAGACGTGGACGGGCAGTAACAACTTCGCCGAGCAGATCACCACCAGCGAACCCGGCGAATGGGGCGTGATCGCGCCCACCTACGGCGACGCCCGCGACACCTGCGTCGAGTCCGCGGAGTCGGGGCTCATCAAGGCGCTCGGCGGCCGCGCCGGTCCTGGTGGTGTGCTGGTCGAACACGGCCCGCACATCCAAGCGTGGAACCGATCGATGGGCCAGATGTTCCTGCGCAACGGCTCGGTCATCTACGTCGATGGCGCCGATGACGGTGCGCTGCGCATCCAGGGCAAGAACCTGCGCGGCGCGTGGTGCGACGAAGTGGGGTTGTGGTTGAAGTGGCAGACGGCGTGGGACGAATCGATCCGCTACGCAGTACGCAAGTCGCCGGCCCGGATCATCGCCACCGGCACGCCGAAGCGGAACATGCCGGCCCGCAAGCTGGTGAAGCGGCTGCTCGAGGACGCCGCGATCCCGAAGTCGCTGTTGCGCACCGAGGACAACGCGCTCTACCTCGACGAGGCGACGCTCGCCGATCTGCTCACCTTGGCGGGCACGACGCTGGGCCGCCAAGAGTTGGAGGGCGAGCTGCTCGAGGACATCGAGGGAGCCTTGTGGCATCCCGACCTGATCGACCACGTCGAGGTCGCGCCCGAGCTCGAACGCATCGTCGTCGCCGTCGATCCTGCTGGCACCTCCAGCGCGACGTCGGATGAGACCGGCATCGTCGTCGCTGGCCGCAGCGGGGAGCGGCACGGGTTCGTGCTCGCGGACTACTCGGGCCGCTACTCACCGGACGGCTGGGCTCGTCGCGCGTGTCTCGCCTACGTGGAGCACGAGGCCGACGCGATCGTGTTCGAGCGGAACATGGGCTGGGATCTCGGCATCCACATCATCCGGTCCTGCTGGCAGGGGCTCGTCGAGCACGGTGAGGTCGAAGGCCCGGTGCCGTCGATCGTGCCGGTGGTGGCGGCGCGTGGGAAGCAGGCTCGCGCCGAGCCGGTCGTCGCGCAGTACGAGCAGGGCCGCTGGCATCACGTTGGTGCGCACACGGTGTTGGAGGACCAGATGTGCGCGTGGGTGCCTGGTGATCCGTCGCCGGACCGGATGGATGCGCTGGTGTGGGCGGCGTTCCAGTTGACGGTGAAGCGCGGCAAGCGTGGCGGTCTGCGGTCGCGGCCGGTGGACCCGAACACGGGCATGCCGCCGATGCAGCGCAGCCCCGACAACCCGTGGGACGTGCAGGTGGTCGAGCAGACGCCACCGAAGCGCAAGGGCTTGAAGGTGAGGTTCTAGTGTCGGAACGACATCACTGCGTCGAGACGGATGACTCGCCGGCCTTCTATCGCAACGAGTACGGGGGCACACGCGCAGAGCACATCTACGGATCGGCGATCGGGGAGTGCTACGAGGCCGAGGATGGGTCCTTGTGGGTGACGAACGGCGAGTACGGCTCACCAGTGAACTTCTGTCCGTACTGCGGACAACCCACGAAGGGGCCAACGATTCCTGTCGTTGAGTCCGCGCCCTTCCCCGACGGCTGGGGCGGCTGGGGCGAGTGGTGACGTCGGTCTGATCCACCCGCTGCCGCGCGCAGTGTGCTATGTCGCCGCCATGTGAGCATGCGTCGTACCACGTGCGCGGTCGAGGGCTGAGTGCCGCCCCTCACGCTGCGACGACGCCGAGAACGATGGGCCGCGGACACCAACGACCTGATGACGCCGTGCTGGTGCGAGCGCACGATGGTGTTCGTCCCCAGCGACATGGTCCGCGCCGGTCGCACGGTGTCGTGCGGGCAGCGTCGGTGCAAGCCGGATATCGGGGTGTCGTGACCGACGACTCGTTCGACGACGTGTGCGTTCAGGCCGACGCAGTGCAGATGCGTGCTCAATGGCGGCTGATGAAGGCCACCGACTTCGCCCGGCCGATCCTGTTCGACGGCGACGCCCCCTGGTCGAAGCAGGCGACCGTGCTGCCGGTGTCGCAGGACATGCTCGACGACGTGACCGGGTTCGGGCTCGATCTCGACTCGCCGCTCTGGGATCGCGCCTTCCGGCCGTGGCGGCTGCCGGATCGGAACCCGATGCCCGCCATCGACCTCGTACCGACCTGGCTGCGGCACGCCATCGACCGCGCCGTCGCCTTCCGCGGTCGGGCGCGCGACGCGCTGCAGGTGCTGCGAGGGCAGGCGACGATCGGCGAGGACGGCGACTGGTGAGGCTCACCACCAAGACCTGGAGGTCATCCATGGCGCACCACCTGACGCCCGCCGAGCTCGCCGACGCGTCGCCGCAAGAGCTGCGGGCCATGCTCATCGATGAAGCGGTGCGCGAGGCCGCGCAGCACGGCCACACGCCGAACGGCGTCGCGAACTTCTGGGTGCTGCCCGACGGCGAGGAGTGGGTGGCGGTCGCGCTCATCCCGATCGTGGCCGGTCAGTCGTGACGCAGTTGGCCGACGCCTACCGGGAACACCAGCGCCAGCTCGCCGCGCAGCACCTGCCCACCCGCGCCCGCCCGTCACAGGCGGTCGACGTGATGCGAGAACGACGCGACCCCACCGCGGCGACACTGCCGGGGCCGACGACACGTTGGACCGCGCCCGGCGCACCCATGGTCGCGGAGTGGTCGGCGGCCGAGGCCATCCGGCTCGCGTTCTACAGCAACGTCATCGTCTACCGCTGCATGCAGATCCTCGCCGACACCATCGCCGGCTGCCCGTTCCGCGCCGGTGACACACCACCGTCAGAACCGGGCGCTCCCACCAAGCACAACCCGAGCGCCCGCCTCGCGCAGCTGCTCGGGCCACCGCCGGGAGGACCGACGCCGAACCTGACCGCCCGACGGTTGTGGGCGTGGACAGTGGTGCAGCGCAAGATGACCGGCCTCCACGGCTGGGAGATCGAGACCAGCGGCCGTGGCCCGAACGGCGAGGTGACCGCGCTGTGGCCGTTGGTGTCGGCCGACCTGCACGCGATCCCCTCCCAGGGCGGCGTGTCGTGGTTCTCGGCCTTCGAGTACGGCGAGGACCCCAACAGCCGCAAGCCGCGCCGGCTGCGTCCCGATCAGGTGCTCTACGGCTGGAACCCGTCGGCCACCGACTTCCGTCAGCCCGAGTCGTGCCTGCAGGCAGCGCGGCTGGACATCTCGGTCGCGGTGATGATGAGCCGCTACAACGTCGCCTTCCTCCGCAACGACGCCCGTCCCGCGGCGGTCGTGGTCACCGAGGCGTTCGAATCGGACGAGGCGTTCTACGCGTTCAAGTCGCAGTGGCGCGGCCGGTTCGGCGGTCCCGACAACGCCGGCAACATCGCCTTCGTCGAGACCAACGACGACCCCGACGACATGAACCGCACCAAGCCGAGCGAAGCCCTCAACGTCGCCGTGCTCGGCCTCTCCCAGCGCGACGCCATGTTCATCGAGCAGGAACGGGCGTCGCTCGAACGGGTCGCCATGGCATGTGGCGTGCCGTGGTCGCGACTCTCCGCCACCGACCGCACGTTCAACAACGCGGGCCAGGAGGACGTGAACTTCTGGACCGACACCATCTGGCCGCTGGTGCAGGATCTCGCCGATGAGGTGAACATCCAACTCGCGCCGCGGTTGGGTAATGAGGTGGGCTGGTTCGACCTGTCGCACGTGCAGGTGTTCAAGCCGCAGCGCACCACCATGGCGATCGACCCGATCGGTGCCTACAAGAACAAGATCGCCACCCGCAACGAAGCGCGCGACTTCATCGAGCTCCCACCGGTGGACGGTGGCGACGAGTTCATCACCGACGACGAGCTGCTGGCGTTGCAGCCGATGCCCGCGGCGCGCGACGCGGCGGTCGAGATCGCCGAACTGGTGAAGGCGCTGCTGCCCGCGCAGCGTGCCCTGCCAGCGGCAGAGGAGCGGGAGGTCATCGTTGCGGAGACCGGCGAGCTTCGTACGTACGCCCATTCGCACTTCCACGCGCACGCCAACGGCGTGATCCATCGCCATTTGCACAGGCATCCATCTGACGTTCCCGTGCATAGTGACTTCCCAGAAGGGATCGTGCATGCGCACGCGCATGACGCGGCATCACAGCCAGGTACGCCCACGCCGCTCCCGCCGCCCCCCGTCGAGACCCGCGTTGCGCAGGACAGCGAGCAGCGCCGGGCGATCATCTGGCGCTCCACCAACGCCACCGTGCTCACCCACGAGAAGCAGTGGCGCAAGGCGATGCGCACCCTGTTCGGTCGCCAACGCAAGGCCGTCCTGTCGCGGCTGGAAGGCAACCGTGGTCGTCGCGTCGTCGAGCATCGCGCCGAGTCCGACGAGGTGTTCGACCCCGAGTTCTGGGCGCAGGAGACCGCGGATGCCGCCGAACCCCTCTACAGCGGCGTCGCCGCGTCCGCGTTGAGCAGACTCGCCGATCGGCTCGGGATCGCGTTCGACATCGAAGCCCCCGACGTGCAGGAGTTCATCCAGGCCCGCGCCAACCAACTCGCCGGCCAGGTCACCGACACCACCTACCAGGCCATCAAGGACGCCCTCGCCGCCGGCACCGAGGCGGGCGAGTCGATCCAGCAGATCGCGCAGAGGGTCAGCGACGTGTTCGACCAGGCCGACGCGGTGCGAGCCGAGACGATCGCCCGCACCGAGGTCGGCGCCGCCTACGGCGCCAGCACCCGACTCGGGGTGAGCACTGCGCCTGACGACGTGGTGGGCGGCATGCAGTGGATCGCCACTCGCGACGGTCGCACCCGCGACGACCACGCCGACGCCGACGGGCAGGTCATCACCACCGACGGGTTCTTCGACGTGGGCGGCGAACAGCTCGCCTATCCCGGCGACCCGTCAGGCTCACCGGAGAACGTCGTGAACTGCCGTTGCGTCACCGCGGTGCTGACGCCCGATGAGATGCCCGACGAGCAGCAGAGCGCGACACCGGGCGAGGTTCGCATCCCGTTGTCGGTCGCGCTCGCCGCGCTCGAGGTCGGCACCGACGCCGAAGAGCTACGCGCACTGGTGGCCGCATGACGCCACCGAGGAAGGACCACGCCATGCCCGCTCCCACCGAGTTCCGCACCACGATCAGCACCCAGCGCGAGACCCGCCAGGCCCAGGTGACCTCGACCGACAGCGACGCCCCCTTCGGCGGCTTCACCGCCCGCGTCCTGCGCTACGGCCCGCCCGCCGATGACTACAACACCGTGTGGGCGCCGGGGGTGGCGAACGAGGCGATGGGCGAGCGGCTGCCGGTGCTGGCTTGGGCGCACCGGTGGGACGCGCCGATCGGCCGCGGTGTCGCCTGGCGCGACGAGGCCGACGGTCTCTACGTCGACTTCGTGTTCGACGACCCCGACGCGGTGCCGTTGTCGAAGCAGGCTCGCGCTCAGATCCTCAGCGGCACGTTGACCGACGTGTCGGTCGGGTTCACCCGCCTCGCCGACGAGACGAACGAGGACGGGTCGGTCACCATCACCAAGGCGGTGATCGACGAGGTGTCCTGTGTGCTGCGCGGCGCGGTGTCCGGTGCGCAGGTGGTCGCCGGCTCCGCTCGTTCCGCCGAGGAGGCGACGGTGACGCTGTCCACCTACAGCAAGGTGCTCAAGGCCATGCGCGACGGCGATCTGAGTGGCCCCGAGGCCCGTGAGGCGCTGGTGTTGCTGCTCGACGCCGAGGATGCGGAGGCGACCGAGAGCCGCGCGCCGCTCGATGCGGATGAGGACACCACGTCGCTGGCGCTCGGCATCGACGCCGCTCTCGATGCAGCTCTGGCGTGTGCGGCAGGGGTGGACGTGACCGCGTGGCCGGCGGAATGCCAACAGATGTGGGCGTCGGTGGTCGCCGCCGAGACCGCCGTCGACGCGCTGCTCGAAGCGCTCGGTGTCGCTGACCCCGACGACGCCGACACCGAGGACGCCACAATCGTCGAGACTCCGATAATGGGTACCGCTACCGCGGAAGAGGGCGAGACCCGCGCCCTTGTCGATGATCGCGAGATCGCCGATGCCATCGCGCGGGCGCAGCGTCGCAGTCGTCGCTGAGGGTCCTTGCCCCGCGCGCGACCGCGTGCTATGTCGGCCTTGCGGTGCGCACCGCAGGTAGTTCCCGTTGAGAGTCCACGTTCACGCGAGCGCGGACGGCTCCAGCTGGTACCGGCTGCGCTATCCGGCCCAGGCGTTGAGCTCGGAGAACGTGCACGTGCTGCGGCCCATCGATCAGCACGCCCGCGCCGTGCGCGTCGAGGACGCCCACCCGCTCGGCGGCAGCGTCGTCGACATCGTCTATCCCGACCCGCCCGATGTGGTGGTGGTCAGCCGCCCGTACACGCGCACGTCGTTCGAGATCCTGCGCGCCATGCAACGCGCCGGCAGCGCGGTGGTGGTCGACATCGACGATGACCTGCACGCCCTCGACCCTCGCCATCCGATGTGGCCGACCACGCGGCCGAACTGGCTGCGCGAAACCGAGCTGCATCTGCGTCACGCCGAGTTCAGCCGCCAGGACATCCGCGACACCCGCGTCGTGCAGGTCGTCGACACCGGCGGCTTCATCGCCGATCACCCCGAGGGCAACTGGTACTACATCCCGACCGCGTTGAGCGACGAGGGCTGCCACTGGACCCGCAAGGCGTGCGACGCCGCCGATCTCGTCACCGTCACCACCGACGCGCTGGCCGAGCGCTACGGCCGCCACGGTCGCGTGATGGTGCTGCCGAACTGCGTGCCCGACGCCTACCTCAACATGGAAGGCGACGAGAACGACAACGTGACGCTCGGCTGGACGGGCACGGCGACGACACACTGCGGAGACCTTGACGTCGTGGGCGACGCGGTAGCGCGAGCCTGCGACGCAACAGGGGCGACGTTCCGGGCGGTCGGTGGTGCGCACACATCCCGGCTGCTCGGTGTCGCCGACGACCGGGCCGAGTTCGTCGACTGGTGCACGCTGCCCGACCTTGGTGTCAACGGCTACCCGCAGGCGGTCGCCAACCTCGACGTCGGCATCGCTCCGCTGGTCGACTCGGTTTTCAATCAGAGCAAGAGCCGCTTGAAATTGATCGAGTACGCGGCGCTGGGTGTGCCGTTCGTCGCGTCGCCTCGCGCCGACTACCGCAAGCTGCAGGCCCTCGGCGTCGGCCTCTACGCGGACACCGTCGACGAGTGGTATGCGCAGCTGCACCGGCTGCTGAGCGATCCCGTGTTGCGGATGGAGATGGCCGAGCAGGGTCGCGTCGCGATGGAGGGATGGACGTACCGCGCTCGCGCGCAGGACTGGATGAGCGCGTGGACGCTGGCCGCCGCGCTGCGGCACCAGAGGAAGGCAGCCGCATGAGCGACACATCGCGTCCTGCAGCGGACTCGGTTGGCGATTCGGTGCTTCGACACGCTCGGTACGCCTCTGCCCCGCAGCGCACGATGTGCGGCGCCGAGCCGACTCACATGGACGTGCTGAACCGCACGGCCCGCTCGACCCCGGAGTGGGTGACCTGTCCTCAGTGCGCCGACCGATGCATCGGAGACGAGAACAAGGTGATCCTCTCCTCTTATCTCGACACGATTGGCGCCCTGCGCCGCGCCCTGTCGGGCTTTGCCGACGACATGCCCATACGCGGTGACCTAACGCTCGCGATCACGCTCGACCTTGATCGCGGCTCGTTCGTCACAGCTCGTGCATCCGGCGGTGATCACTGATGTTCGCCTGGGACATCCGCAAGTGCTTCGCGGTCGGCGGGATGCTCCTGGTCGCTCTCCTGATCATCACGGTGGGGTTGTGCTACGGGTTCCACGAATCGCGACTCGGGAGCGACCGGGACGACATCACAACTGAGCACCGCATCGACGCCTGCCGCACCCTGACCTCGGAAGCGGCCATAGCCCTCTGCATCGAGACGGTCAAGTGATAGCGGCGATGAGGCTCCTGTTCCCACCGCGTCGCGGGTGCGACGTGCGATTTGTCGAGGACGACACGCGGTGCGGGAAGCCAACTACCGCTATCGACCGTGGTGGCTGGCGGTTCTGTTCGACGCACGCTGCTGAGTTCGTCATCACGAGTCGTCGCGCATCCGCCGGTTCGGAGATGCAGCGGTGAGGCTCCGTGGTCGCAAGCCGAACCGATGCAAGTGGTGCGGCGCGTCTCCCATCGTGAGCAAGCGCAGCCGTCTCTGCGCTGCATGTTGGGAGCGCATCAACGGTCGCGTAATCGCCGGTTCGGAGCCGCAGCCATGATCATGATCATCAGCGGCCCTGTCGGGTACGCCATCGTGGCGGCGTTCTTCTGCGGGCTCTATGTCGGGGATCGCAGCGGCGGACTCCGTTGGTCCGATGTCGTTGCCGCCCTCATCTGGCCGCTGGTGGTCATCGGATGGTTCGGCGTCGCGCTTGCCGACAAGTTGCCGTGGCATCCCGGCGAGTACGTCATCGACAGCGAGGGAGCATGGAAGAAGGGCGTGCGGTTCACGGTGCTCGTGAGCACATCGAATGCTCGGCTCTACCTTGCGCGGGCACCGAAGCCGAGTAGCGACACCGCCGATACGGAGGAGCAGCCGTGAGCAACCGTCGTCGCGCCCGCAAGCAGCTCTCACCGGAAGGACGCAGGCACCCCTCGGCGTACACCGCGAACGAGCTGCACCGCTTCCTCGTCGAGGACGGCTGCAAGCTGCATGCGACGCATCTGCCATGGTTCGTCGCCGCCATCGAACGCATCGCCGGGCTCGAACGCATCGAGGTCGACGATGCCTACCGCCGGGTGCTCGCCGAGGTCTCCGCGCTCACCGGCCACGGGCTCCCAGTGCGGACGGGACCAATCCTGTGAGACCGATCACCCAAGTTGACGATCTCGGCAAGGTGACGCGACGCAAGACACTGCGCATCGGACGCGGTTGTCCGAAGCAGGCGTACTCGTCGATGAAGCTCGCCAAGGCGATCGCCAAGCAGCAGGCGAAGCTGACCGGGGAGCCGATCGAGGCGTTCCATTGCTGGGCTTGTCACTGTGCCCACATCGGGCATCCGCGGGGATGGCGCAAGGCGCAGCTGGAGGTGGCGCCGTGACGGCCTACGACCGCGACATGGATGCACTCGCCGTCGAGTTCCGCAAGGGCCGTGACGAGCACCCGCCGTGGACGTTCCGCTCGCCCGGTTGGCGGCGAACATGGGCTCGCTTCGTCTGGTGGTGGCGCGCATGAGCGATCTGCTGCTGATCGTTCCGACGCGCGGGCGCCCCGAGAACGCGTCACGGCTCGCGGGCGCATGCGCAGCCATCGACATCGACCTCGTCTTCGGCGTCGACGACGATGACCCGGAACGGGACCGCTACCTCTCCCGTAGATGGCCGAGCAACACACGGCTCACCATGGGCCAACGGCTCGGCATGTGCGGCACGCTGAACGCCATCGCCGTCGCGAACGCCCACCGCTACGCGCTGCTCGGCTTCTGCGGCGACGACCATCTACCGCACGGCGATCACTGGCCCGACGCGATCCGCGCTGCCCTCAGCGACCGTCCAGCGTTCTGCTACGGCGACGACTTGTTCCAGCGCCGGAACCTGCCGACCGCCGTGTTCCTCACCAGCGACATCGTGCAAGCCCTCGGCTACATGGCCCCACCGACGCTGAGGCACATGTACCTCGATAACACGTGGAAGGCGTGGGGTGAAGCGATCGGACGCTTGCACTACCTGCCCGACGTGGTCATCGAGCACGTCCATCCGCACGCGGGCAAAGGCGAAGCGGACCAGACCTACAGCGAAGTGTGGCCGCTGATGGAACCCGACCGCGTCGCGTTCAACCACTACTGCGAAGGCGGCGAGCTCGAACGCGACGTCGAGAAGCTGCGGGAGGCGATGCGTGCAAGCTCGGCTGTTCGCTGACGGCACCGTGCCCGACTACGCCACCGCGGCGTGGTACGCGCAACGCGAACGCGCACCGCATCTCGAGCAGGGCGCGCACACCGCTCGCCTGCACACCGCCGCTGAGTTCGCGGGACGCGACGGGCGTCCGGTCGTCGACCTCGGGGCCGGTGACGGTGGCCTGCTGTCGCTGCTCGAGGTGCCCTGCTGGGGCTACGACCTGCAGCCCTCCAACATCGAAGGGGCGCGCGAACGCGGTGTCAGCGTGCGGCTCCTCGACGTCGTGACTGATCACCGGCTGATCGAGTGGGCCCCGGTCGCGGTGTGCACCGAAGTGCTGGAGCATCTGCTGCGACCTCACGCGTTCGTGCGGCTCATCGCCGTCCATGCCGACGTGCTCGTCGCGTCGTCGCCGGCCTACGAGACACCCGAGAGCCACTACGAGCACCATCTCTGGTGCTGGGACGCCGACGGCTACCACGCGCTGCTCACCGACGCCGGCTGGCGCGTCGAGGAGCACGTGATCGTCGACGGCTTCCAGGTCGTGCGAGCGACCCGATGAAGTCCGCACTGATCACCGGCAGCGCTGGCTTCGTCGGTCGCCACATGACGGGTGCGCTGCTCGAACGCGGCTGGTACGTCTACGGCGTCGACATCGCCGAGGACAACGCCGACTGCCGCTGGTGGTTCCAGATCGACAACACCCGCTGGGATCTCGTGGTGCACTGCGCCGCCGTCGTCGGCGGGCGGCAGACGATCAGCAACGATCCCATGGCGGTCGCCGTCGACCTCGAGCTCGACGCCGCCATGTTCCGCTGGGCGGTCCGCAGCCGACAGCCGCGGGTCGTCTACTTCTCGTCGTCGGCCGCGTACCCGACGCACCTGCAGACGCTGCCGGGCCGCCTACGCGAGGACCACATCCGCCTCGATCACCTACACGGCACGCCGGATATGACCTACGGCTGGGCGAAGCTGACCGGCGAGATGCTGGCCCGCTACGCCGAGGCCGAGGGCGTCGCGGTGCATGTGTTCCGCCCGTTCTCGGGCTACGGCGGCGACCAGGCCGTCGACTACCCGTTCCCCGCGTATGTCGCCCGCGCGCAGCGGTATGACGACCCGTTCACCGTGTGGGGCGACGGCACTCAGACCCGCGACTTCGTCCACATCGACGACATCGTGGCCTGCGTGCTCGCGGCGGTCGACGAGGACTACCGGCTGCCGGTGAACATCGGCACGGGCGTGGCGACCTCGTTCAACCAGCTCGCCGCGATGGTGTGCGCGCAGATGGGCTACACGCCCGAGATCGCGCACGACCTGACCAAGCCGACCGGGCCGTCACATCGCGTCGCCGACGTGGGGCGGCTGCACGAGTTGTACGTGCCCCGCATCGACTTGGAGACCGGCATCGACTTGGCCCTGCATCGGAGGAGGAACGCAGCATGAGGAAGCCACTCGTCTATGTCGCGGGACCGTATTCATCGAATCCTGCTGGCAACGTGCGGCGGGCGATCGAGGAGGCCGAGAAGATCGAAGGGATTGGCGCCGCGGTGTTGATCCCGCATCTCTCGCTGCTCTGGGACATGGTGTCGCCTGCGCCGGTCGGGCGGTGGTACGAGCGCGACCTGCACCTACTCGAACGGTGCGACGCCCTGGTCCGCATCCCCGGCGAGTCCTACGGCGCAGACCAAGAGGTGGCGTTCGCTGAGGAACGCGACATCCCGGTCTTCCCCTGCACCACCGCTGGCTGGACGCGGCTGTGCGAGTTCGTCGGCGGCTACCTGGCGGCAGCATGACCACCGCAGGACTCGCCGTTCCGTCGATCCCGCCGCGTACGAAGATGCTGCGCGCCGCGCTCGGCTCCGCGCTGCGCCAGACGCGACCCTTCGACCAGATCAGCATCGCCGTCGACCTCGACCATCGCGGTGCCGCGGTCACCCGCAACCGAGCGTGGCGCGCGCTGGACACCGACTACGTGTTCTTCCTCGACGACGACGACCAGCTCTACCCGAACCACGTCGAGGTGCTCCTCAACGCGGCGGTCGAACACGAAGCCGACATGGCGTTCTCGTGGTTCGACTGCACCACCGTCGACCCGTTCCCGCCGACGCACTTCACCGACCCGTGGGACCCCGCGAACCCGCGGCAGACGACGATCACCTGCTGCTGGCGGCGCGACGCGCTGGAGAAGATCGGTGGCTTCCCCGAGGAGTTCGACGACGACGAGGACGGCGGCGGCAACCGTCGTCGTCGTGGCCGCTACCGCGACCGCAAGCGTCGTGGCCGTGGCAACGACCTGCCGCAGGGTGACGAGATCGAGGTCAGCGAGGACGACGTCCTGCTGCCGGTCGCCGGCATCCTGGACGTCC